CCTGGGTTGCCAAGAAGGGCTCCCACATGATTCTCGACTTTCGCCGCCACGTTTCAATCATTTATTATGGCGACGATTTTGCAGGCTCGGCCACGAACGCTCATCAGGATTTTGACGCGCTTTACTTGCAGTCTTTTGCACCGCGTGTTGATGTTGTCATGACCGATGAGGATGGCAAGCCAGGTGGACCGCCAACCAAGCACGTGAGCGAGGTCTCCTTCATCATGCGCAAGTTCCGCGTCGACGCGCGGGGCTGCGTTTGGATGCCTCTCGATTTGTCCAGTATCCATGGTATGTTTTGCTGGCGCAAGCGCAGCACTTCCGTCACCGCGCACCTTGAAGCCGTTTCCCAGGCTGCGCTCATCGAGCTTGCGGCGCACCCAGAGGACGTTTTCTACGCCCACCTCGACACCATTCGCAAAGTGTGCCGCGCTCATGGCGTTGATGATCCTACGCTTGGGGTGCGCGGGTCGTACGCAATGTGGCAAGACATCCACCGGGGCTACGTGCCACAGTGGTCGGACGGCGAGGAGCCGTCCATGGGGCTCTTTTGAGAGCCTGGCTCGACGGTGGCCCATTCACCGTCAGGACGTGGGGTCTTTAAAACCTGACAGCGCAGCGTCTTTGCTGCGACATCCAAGGCCGAGGCCCACCAATACTCTAGGGATGATCAACCCGAAACAAATCACATCTAGGCTGGCCACCAACGGCACAAACACCATGGAAAACTTCAAACAATCAACCACCGAAACACACGTTATGGGTGACGACACCCAGCCCAACGTGACCAGCATGGGCTTCGCGTCTGATGGCGCAACGCAGGGCACGACTCAGTTGACTGCCCCTGGTCCACGATCCATCATTCCCCACATATCCTCGCCCCCTTACCTTGGCGACGCACCTGCTGGCGCTCTTCTCAGCATGCCTGAGCGGCCCATCAAGATCGTCTCCCTCAACTTCGTCAATGCCTCAACCGTTTCCGTTTACTCTGAGGCCCTCCTTCCCACTTCCATCGCCCCCCACGT